CTGACCCTATGCAGGCGGTTGCGGAGCTTGTAGCGCAATTTTGGGCAAGGGACAAGCAGAAGGAGCTTATAGCTATCTTAAAGGGTGTATTCGGTACATACACGGACGGCGAAAGCGGCGAAATATGCGGTATGAGCGAGCATATACTTGACCTTACAACGGGCAAGAGTGATGCGGCTAAGACGCTTGACAAGTACTCAATCGGCAGAGCAAGAGCGCTTATGGGTGATGCGGAGGACAAGCTTACAGGCATTGTAATGCACTCGGCTACAAGGACTAAGCTTGAGGAGCTTGACTTACTTGACACGGTTAAGCCAAGCAGTGATATAAGCTTTAATACATATCAAGGTAAGAGGGTTATTGTGGATGACGGTTGCCCTGTGGAGGATGGTGTATATACAACCTACCTCTTCGGTGACGGTGCATTTGCCTACGGTGTGGGTAGCCCTGTCGGCTTTATACAGACGGAAACAAGCAGAGATGCAAGGCTTGGCTCGGGTATCGATTACCTTATTTGCAGACAGACCAATATACTGCATCCTCGTGGTATCAGCTGGACGGACAGCGTAAGAGAGCATACGGAAGGACCTACAAGAGAAGAGCTTGCCAATGCCGCTAATTGGAAGCCTGTATATGATATGAAGCAAATCCGTATGGTTGCGCTTAAGCATAAGCTTTAAGCCTATGCTGAGTGCGGCGGATGCGGCTGAAAGGCTGAGTAAGCTCGGCTATGAGGTCAAGACGGAGGATATGGGCAGGCTTGAGGTTATATGTGCCGCCGCTGAGGAAATGATACTCAACTACTGCGGCATTGATGAGCTGCCGACTGAGCTGTATAACAGCGCTATGGAGGTCGTTGAGGGCTTTTACTGCGAGTATATAGCGGGGGATGACGGCGGCGAGGTAAAGAGTATAACCGAGGGTGATGTAAGTGTCAGCTATGATGCGGATGCAAGGAATGAGCGGCTTAAACGTATGAGGAGTATGGATGCCTTTAAGAGGTACAGAAGACTGAGGTGGTGACAAAAATGGCTGTAAGTGGGCTACAGGATAGAGTAAAAGCGGCGATTGAGAGCCTTTACATAGGGAGCTGTGATATTATCGGCTACTGTGAGGGTGAGGGCGAAAACGGCGAGAGTGTAATGCAGAGAGTGATTGTAGCACAGGATGTGCCTTGCAGGTTAAGCTTCGGGGAGGCGAGTAAGGCATATCCCACCACTAAGGTGGCAGACCTAAGTCAAGAGGTAATCTTGTTTATTGGCAAGGATGCGCCGATTGATGAGGGCTGTGGTGTGGTTGTGAGGCAAAACGGACTTGAAAAGGAGTATATGGCGGCAGGGGTCGCTAGGGTGTATGGAAGTCATAAGGAAGTTAGACTTATTACGGGCGAGGTTTATGCGTAGGGGATTGGGGCGTTGCCCCGTGGTTCACCCCCAGAGTGTCGACAAATTTTAATTTGTCGATTGATTGTTCTTTTTTTAGAAAAAAGAACCAAAAACGTAGGGGTATGCACGTATTTTTGCGAAGCAAAATTACGCCCACCCGATTCGCCCCGTGTTGCCAAATTACAAGTAATTTGGCAATCCCTACGGGATTCACTTTTGTTTTACAAAAGTGAACATACCCCCCAACGGGCAGGGCGATATAATAGTTGGCTGATTAAAATTTTTGGCGGATTGCCCCTGCACCCTACCGATTGAGAGCTATTTAATAAAAAATTGTGCTTAAAAAAAGTACCAAAAACGGTGGGGTATTTCAAAATTACAAAGCAATTTTGTACCCCGATTCGCCATACCCCAAACGGGCAGGGCGATATACAAATTGACGGATTGTAGTATATGACGGGTTGCCCTGCACCCACCCGTTTATAAGTGTTTGATTAAATAGATGATTTTAAATGCTTGATAAATTTTAAAGCTGTTTTGTTGTTGTGTAGATTGATTTTATAAGGAGGTGAGAGTGTGCGTAGGGAGCTTATTAAAAGTGCTATTTCGGTGCTTAAGGAGCTTTATCCCGAATGTAGAATTTATACTGAGGCTGTGCGTAGCGGCTTAAAAGTACCGTGCTTTTTTGTAATGGTTGGTGATATCAATGATGAGCTTTATCGGGGCAAGATGCGGCGAGCGGATATTACCCTTGACATTAGCTATTATCCTTGTGATGCGGAGAGTATGCAAAGTGAATGTGGGGATGTGGCGGATGCGGTATATTCGGCTTTTGAGTATTTAACAACGGCATTTGGTGTGTTGCGGAGTGTAAAGCGAGATATTTCATATGAAAATTCGGGGAGGCATAAGAGGGAGAACAGGTCAAGTGAGTTATTGGATGAGGAATATATGAGCATAAGTGTCGGATATGAGCTTTACTACTTATCGGAGGGTGAGGCTGATACTGATATTGGTATTATGGAAGAATTAAGTGAGGAGGTAACGGCGAATGGCTGAGAGTAAAAGACAGAGCTTTACAAAGGAACAGCTCGTAGCAAGCAAGCGTTTTGCGGCTAAGCGAGATATTGCGGCGGCTGTCCTTGAGGATGGGCAGAGCTACACAATCGAAAATGCGGAAAAGCTTATAAACAGCTTTTTAAAGAAGAGGACAGGAGGTAAAAATTAATGTTAGGTGGAGGAGTATTTGTAACACAGAACAAGACCTTGCCGGGCAGTTATATAAACCTTGTATCGGCAAGCAGCGGTATAAGCGTATTTGGCGAGAGGGGTACAGGTGTGTTGCTTGTATCTGCGGACTATGGCACTGACGACATAGTGAGCTTAACGGCGAGCGAATTTAACAAGAGCTACAGCGAGATAATCGGCACAAGCTCCGTTGCGGGTAATGAAATTTATCTTGCAATAAACGACTTTTTCCTGCACGGCAGTAGGTTATATCTTGCTACGCTTGCCTCCGACAAAGAGTATGCCACCTGTAGCTATGCAACGGCAACTCACTGGGGTACAGGCGGTAACAGCCTTATGATTGCCATTGAAAGGGACGTTGACAATGAGGCGGCTTATACCGTAAGCACCTATTGCGGGGCAAAGAGGGTTGACAAGCAAACAGTTGTGTCGGCGGCTGAGCTTACGGACAATGCGTATGTTGTGTTTAACAAGGCGGCTGAGCTAAAGGAAACGGCGGGGGTAATGCTTACCGGTGGCAAGAGTGAGCCGTTTGACGGTGAGGCTTTATCCGTTGCGCTTGGCAAGCTTGAAAGCTACAGCTTTAATGCCATTGGCTTATTAAGCAAGGATAGTGCAATGAACAGGTTGCTTGTGGAATGGACTAAGCGTATGCGTGATGAGGTCGGGCTTAAAATGCAATGTGTGATTTATGACGGCGAGGAGAGCGTTAAGGCGGACTATGAGGGCTGTGTAAGGCTTAAAAACAGGCTTACCGAGGGTGACTATATGGGTGTTGCTTGGGTGACGGGTGCTGTTGCGGGAGCTGAGGTAAATGAGTCGCTTACCAACACGGTATTTGACAGCAGCTTAAGTGTTATTGACGACAGCCTTACTCAAACCGAGCTTGAAGACTGCATAGCAAGCGGACTTTTCACCCTGCACAGGGTCGGTGACGACTGGCGAGTGCTACTGGATATCAACTCCTTAACTGAGGTGAGCGAGGATAAGGGCGAGATATTCAAGGATAATCAGACCGTGCGTGTGTGTGACAGAATTGCAACCGATATAGCGGAGCTTTTCAACACCTACTACCTCGGTAAGGTGCCTAATGATGAGGCGGGCAGAAGTGCCTTTAAGAGCGACATTGCAAGGGAGCATAGTAAGCTTGCGGATTTAAGGGCGATTGAGGACTTTGACAGCGAGGATATTACTGTTATGCAGGGCGAAAAAAAGGGTAGTGTTGTAGTTACTGATTGTATATGTATTGCAAGTACTATGGATATACTTTATATGACTGTAAGGGTAGAATAGGAGGTGTGATTTTTTATGGCAAGAGCTAAAATGAACGCTATGGACACGGTGAGCGCCAGACTTGCCGACTGCTATGTAACCATTGACGGCGAGAGATATAACTTTATGCAGGCTATAAGCTTGGAGGCTAAGGCTGTCAAGAAAAAGGTGAGCGTGCCTATACTCGGCAGACTGACAGGCGGTAACAAGGCGGCGGGGATGACGCTGAGCGGTAAGGCTAGATTTCACCGCAACACAAGCATCTTTAACAAGGTTATGCAGAGGTACAAGGACAAGGGCGAGGACATTTACTTTGACATTCAGGTTGTCAATGAAGACCCTACAAGCTCTGTTGGTAGACAGGAAATTATGCTGTATGACTGTAATATTGATTCCGCTGTGCTGACAAGCTTTGATGCGGAGGGGCAGTATCTGACGGATGAGCTTGAATTTACCTTTGAGGATTGGGATATGACAAGCTCGTTTAGCAACCTTAACGGTATGTTATAAAAATAAGAAAGGGATGAGCGTATGGATTTGGAGATGTTTTTAAAAAAGGACAGCCTTGTGGGTGAGGAGGTGGAATATCCCGCCTCAAGCGCCTTTAGGGATGAGGACGGCGAGGTTATAAGCTGGAGGATTAGAAGGCTCAGCGTTGATGAGGTGGAGGAGCTGAGAAAAAGCTGTATTGTGCTAAGTGAGTTCGGTGCGTGCTTTAACTCAATGCTCTTTAACAGGAGGCTTGCGGCTATGAGCGTAATTGAGCCTAACCTTAACAGCGCACTTTTGCAGGACAGCTACGGTGTAAAAAAGCCTGAGGAGCTGATAACCAAGCTTTTCGCAACTATCGGTGAGTATGACGACTTTATCAGATATATAGCAGGGCTGAACGGCTTTGCCCTTGTCGGTGAGCAGGTGGATGAGGCAAAAAACTAATTGAGGATGGCGGTGCTGATGCCGTATGTGCGTATTTTTGCTTTGCGAGGTACGGCATACTGCCATCCGAGTATATGAAACTGCCGAGGAGCGAGAAAGCCTTTGTTATTGCTTGTATCAAGAAAATGACGGAGGTGGAATAGGGTGGATTGGTTTAAGGAAAGCGTAGAGCGGGATATATTGCGTGAGAGGCTTAACAGGCTGATGATGGGTAATGTTGGGAATGGTTTCGGTTGGCTTGGTGAGAGGTTTAAGCTTGATATCGGCGAGCTGTTTAATATTGGCAATTTGAGCAAAATTTTACAAAACGGAGCTTTAAGAGGCACAGAGGGCGAGAGTGCATACAGTAAGAGGAATGATGTAAATGTAAATGATTTTGATTTTGCTTATGCCGATGTAAAAAACAGCTTAAACTTTGGGAAAAATAGCGGTGCGGGATTGATAAGTAGCAATGCTGACAATAGTGGTTTTGGTAAAACCATTGATAAAACCATTGATAAAACCATTGGTAATGGTTTCATTGCCCAAAGTGCCGCTTTTGGCGGTAACGGCTTATTGTCCTTAATAAGTGAGTATAATCCTAATAGGGCGATAAATCGGACAATCCTAAACCAAACTTCAAACACAAATTCAAACCACTATCCAAACCAAACCACAAAAAAAAACCTAAACCTAAACCTAAACCTAAACCACTACACAAAGAATTTTTCCGATAAAACCTATTTTCCCACATATTCTTTTTGGCAAGGGAGTAATTCCGAAGAGAATTTAGCGGCTTATTTTGGCTTAAATCCTTATTTGGGATTAACCGATAATTCGGGCAATGAGGTAAGTGTTAAAAATGCCGATATAAGCGATATTGCGGAGGGTATTCCGCAAGTCTACGGTCTGAGTAATGTACCATTACCAAAACCATTACCATTGGCTTTTAACGGCGGTAATAGTCGGCTTTCGGGTGATAAGGAGCTTGCGGCGGCTGTGATAAGGATGGTTAAAAGCGATACCGAAAGAATTATAAACAGTAATTCATATAGCAGTAACGGCTTAACGGAAAGCAAGGGTAGTGGGTTGGGGGTGGATTTTGGTTTTGGGAATGGTTTTGCTAATGCAAATGGGAACACCATTGGTAATGGGAATGGTTTTGCAATAGGTCAATATGCCATCACTCAAACTAATGCAATCAATACCAATAGTATTGTAAATCAATCCGCAAATAATTCTCTCGGCAGTATTCCCGAAGAAAACACATATACAAAAAGCAGCTCCGACTTCGGGGCGGATGAGGCTGTTGAGGCTGTTATTGAATACCTTGTAAGAGAGCTGAACGGAGGTGTATAGAGTGAGCAGAGCTTATACGGTAATGCTGGATAATATGACCGTGCCTGTCACTCCGGGCGAAATTGAAGTAAGTCACGAGGGCAGGAACGAGGTTATCACGCTGATTGACGGCACGGAGCTTAACCTCACCAAGCCAACGGGACTAAGCACCTATAAAATGCGGCTATTGATACCGCACAGAACGGACTATCCCTTTGCCAACCGCCCAAGTGGCAAGGAGCATAAGGGACAGGACTACTATTTGCGCACAATCAGCTCAATGTTTAAGGCGAGTAAGCCTGTTATGCTCATTATATGGAGAACAAAGGCGGACGGCTCTATGAATATGGGCGAGGAGGAGGATATCGTTATCAGCGGTGACGGTATCGTGACAGGTAAAAGCGTAACAATAGAGAGCTATAGGGTGCTTGAAAATGCCGATAACGGTATGGATATGTGGGTGGAGCTTGTAATGAAGGAATATGTCGGCTACGGCACAAAAAGGAGCGTTATAAGCGAAACCGGCTCTACAAGCGTGATGGAGCGTGAGGAAAAGGAGAGCGCAACCACCTATACCGTCAAGGCGGGCGATTGCCTGAGCAATATATGCAAAAAGGAGCTTGGAGATGCAAGCAAATGGCGGGAGATAGCCGAGCTTAACGGCTTAACAAATCCCGACAAAATCAGCGTTGGACAGGTGCTAAAGCTGAAATAACGGGAGGTGAGAGCGATGGCGACAGCGGAGGGCTTGGTTAAGGTGGCGCTACGTGAGCTGAAAAGCGGTGTTTCGGGTACGCCTAACCGCTATACGAGGTGGTACGGCTTAAACGGTAACTGGTGCGCTATGTTCGTGAGCTATTGCTGTAATGATGCGGGCATAAGCACCGATATTGTGCCTAAGACTGCGGCTGTGCAGACACTTCTTGACTTTGCCAAGGCGAAGGGCAGATTTAAGGCTGTGTCAAGCGGCTACAGACCGCAGGGCGGCGATATTATGATACAAAAGAGCAACGGAGCAAGCCACACAGGGATAGTTATAGCCTCAAGCGGCACTTCCTTTACCACCGTTGAGGGTAACAGCTCAAATAGGGTGCGTAAAAGGAGCTATACATTGAGTAGTAGCGTGCTGACAGGCTTTTTTGTACCCGATTATGACGGCAAGGGGACGAGAATTACAAACAGTGCTTCGGCGGATGGTACAAAAGCTGAGATATGCAGTGTGTCTGTTGTGGCGGTTACGGATAGTGGAAGTGGGAGTTCTAAGAGAGAAAGAACGGAGCTGAGTGACGGTAGCGGTGAGGTTGAGCTGCATATAGTAAATGCGGGTACTGACTATCAGCCTATCGTTGTGGGTGAGCTGAGGTGGATAACCAAAATTAGCGACAGTGCGGGCAGGCTTGAATTTACACTGCTTAAGGACAGCCTGCTTGATATACTTGAGGGCAATACGGTTGTGTTTAAGCTTAAGGGCGAGGTGCTGTTCTACGGCTATCTGTTTGAAAAGAAAAGGACTAAGGACGGACTTATTCACTGCGTTGCCTATGATGGGCTGAGGTATTTTAAAAACAGGGTGACTATGTGCTATTCCGACCTAAGCTACAGCGAGCTGATTGCCAAGCTTTGCAAGGAGTACGGCTTTGAGGCGGGAGAAATTGAGGACACAGGCTATAAAATACCCTACAGGCTTGAGGACAATGCAACGCTGTTTGAAATTTGTGCCGAGGCTAGGGAGCTGACAAGCGAGGCAACGGGGGTTGAGTATGTGCTGTATGACAGCAACGGCAGGCTTTGCCTTAAAAGCGTGGACAGCCTTGCTACGGATTATCTTGTGTGCGATACCACCGCAAGGGATTATTACAGCCTTACAAGCATTGATGACGGCGTGTATAACCTACTGGCGGTGTACAGTGATGATGAGGCTACGGGCGAGCGCAGGACCTTTGTGTACAAGGACAGCGACACTATCGGCGCTTGGGGAGAGCTTAGACGGACTAGGGCGCTTAAGCAGGGTGAAGACCCGTATTCATTGCAGGGTGAGCTTGACAAGTACAATAGGAAAAAGCGTGTGCTTAAGCTGAACGGCTGCTTTGGGGATAGTGCGCTTAGAGGCGGCTCTACGGTCAGAGTAAGCCTTGATGTGGGCGATATTGTTTATAACGAGGAGGAGTTCGTTGTGACTGAGGCTGTGCATAGGTTTTACAGGGGGTATAGCTGTGATTTAGTGGTGGAGAAAAGGTAATTTTTACTTTTTTAGAAAAAAGAACAAAAACGGTGGGGTGTTCGTTTGCAAATCAAATTAATGATTGTTTTTAATATTATTATTGTACTTTTTTACGAAAAAAGTACCAAAAACGGTGGGGGATTTCAAAATTACAAAGTAATTTTGAACCACCGATTCGCCCCACACCCCTGCCCCAGTTGATTATAAGTAGTTAGAAGTAAGATGCTTTTTAATGCACAATTAATTTCTAAATTTTAATTTGTAATTGTTTTTAATAATATTATTGTTCTTTTTTTAGAAAAAAGAACCAAAAACGTAGGGGTGTTCCGATTCACCCCTACCACCCCTCAACGGGCAGGGCTGTAATCGTATTGACTTATTGTAGTATATGGCGGGTTGCCCTGCACCCACCCGCTTGGAAGTGGTTAAGAAAAAATGCTTTTAAATGCATAATGTATTTCTAAATTTTAACTTATTACTAACCACTATAATGATGGGAGGCGATTTTATTTTACCGACGGTTACCTCGGTGGTGGCGGAGGGCAGCGTTAAGGGCGGCTCAACCTACCACCTTGACAGGGAAAGAATGAGAATTACGGGCAGATGCTCAGATTATCTTGAAAATGTAAGACAGGCTGTTTATCTTATGCTGAGGACGGAGAGGTACGACTTTGCTATGTATTCGCACGCTTACGGTGTGGAGCTTAAGACGCTCTTCGGAAAGGCTCGTGAGGAGGTTGTGCCTAAGCTGATGAAAAATATTCGAGAGGCACTTCTGACGGACGACAGGATAAAGAGTGTTGACGGTTTCAGCTTTAATATAAAGGGGCGGGTGTACAGCGTGAGCTTTACGGTCGGCACGGAATACGGCTGTCTTGAGATAAGCGACGAGCAATATATCTAGGAGGTGAAGCAAGGATGTTTGAGGATAAGACCTACGAGAGTATTATGAGTGATGCTCTTGCCGCTGTGCCTGAGGATGTGGATAAGAGGGAGGGCAGTATTATATTTGATGCGCTCTCACCTATGGCTTTGGAGCTTGTTAATGCGTATATCGGGCTTGATGTGCTGCTTGAGGAGAGCTTTGCCTCAACTGCCGACAGGGATTACCTTATATTGAGGGCGGCTGAGAGAGGCTTAGAGCCTAAGGCGGCAACGGCGGCTAGGGTTAAGGCAAAAATTGACGGTGATGTGTCACTTGGCGACAGATTCAGCTGTGACGGTGTTATTTACGCTGTTACGGAGGAGCTTGGCGGTGGGTATTATGCCCTTGATTGCGAGGAAACAGGCACAGGCGGCAACACTCACTTCGGCACAATGCTACCCCTGAATTTAAGCGGTATTAAGAGTGCCGAGCTTGTGCAGGTGCTTATTTACGGCGAGGATGAGGAGGACACGGAGGCTTTCAGAACACGCTACTTTGAGAGCATAAGCGAAAAGGGCTTTGGTGGCAACAGAGCGGACTACCGCAAGTGGGTAAAGGCGCTTGACGGTGTGGGACAGGTGAAGTGCATAAGGTCACCGAGCGGCGGTGGCACTGTTGGCATTGTTATAACCGACAGCGAGAACGGCGAGGCTAGCGAGGAGCTTTTAAAGAGCGTTAAGGCTTACCTTGACCCGATTGACAAGGAGGGCTTGGGTGAGGGCATTGCTCCTATTGGGCATATCGTGGATGTGTCGAGCGTAGTGCCGAGAGCTGTGACTATTAGCCTTGACTGGGTGCTTGCGGACGGTACGGATGAGGCGGCGGCTTATACCAAGGCTATGGAGCTTATTAAGAGCTATATTTCCGAGGTTAACTCAGGCTGGGAGGATGCGGACGGACTTACTCTGAACAGCTATCAGACACTTATCAGGCTGAGCGAAATGAGCGAGATAACCGACATTGTGAGCATTAAATATTCCGGCTGTGAGAGCATTAGCG